TATTGACGCAATTAGTTTAGTAACTTCACCTGCTATAGAACAAGACTTTGTTTACTTTGGAAAAGAAAAGAACAACTTAACTTTCGCTAAAGTAGATGAGGAGAAAAGAATGTTAGTTAGTCCTGCACTTATTCCTAACAAACAGATATTCAGACACAACCCTAACACAGACTCAGACTACTATGTTTACTTCAGTCCTGAAACAGTACGTAAGGCTTCTGAATTATACTTAAAACATAACAACCACCACAAAGCAACCTATCAACACCAAGACAGAGTTTCAGGAGTATTAACTGTTGAGTCTTGGATTATTGAAGATACTAAATTAGATAAGTCTACACTTTACGGATATTCACTTCCTGTGGGTACTTGGATGGTAAAACTAAAAATTTCCAATGATGAAATTTGGTCTAAGATAAAAGATGGAGAATTAAAAGGCTTATCTATTGAAGGGTACTTTACTGATAAGATGGAACAAATGTCTGAGAAAGCTCCAAGTAATGAGGAAATTCTTGCAGCACTGAATGAAATAATTAAGCAAAATCAAACAAAGTAATACTTTATCTATTATATATTACAAACATTAATAAAACTAAAAAGAAATTATGGACATTAAAGAACAAATCTTAGTAGCGCTTGGTTTAAACAAAACTGAAGAAGAAGTAGTTTTAGCTTATCAAGCAAAGTCAGAAGATGGAACTATTTTCGTTTCTACGGCTGATGAATTAGAAGCAGGAGTAGATATTTCAGTATTAACTGAGGACGGAACTACAATTTTATTACCTGTTGGAACTTACAAGACTGATACAGGAGTATCTTTTAGAGTAGAAGAAGAAGGTATTGTTGCTGAAGTTATTGAGTCTGAAACAGAAGAAGAAGACACAGAAGAAGAAGTAGATGCAGGATATGATGATAAAGAAGAAATGACTGAGTCTGTAAACTTTATGTTCCCTGAAACTGATGCTGAAAAAGCGGATTGGGCTAAGTCTTATGAAGAAATGAAAGACAAGGTTAATAATTTAATTGACGCTGTAGCTGATTTAAAAAGAGACAAAGATGGAGGTGATGACGAAGTTGAAGAAATGTCAGAAGAAACTGAAGAACCTACTACAAACCCTAAGTCTATAAAAACTACAGAAGTAGTTGAATTCTCAGCAGAAGACGAATTAACTAAGTTAAAAGAAGAAAACGAAAAACTAAAGACTGAGTTAGCAGCACAACCTGCTTCAGCTCCTTTAGATACAAATAAATTCAGTTCAGACAGAAAACCTGTTTCAAGAACAGAATACAACAAAATGACAAGGAGAGAAAAATTCTTACACGATTTAAATAAATAATATTAATTAAAAAAAAACAAAAAAATGGCGTTTACTACAACATCAAACTTTTCAGGAAAAGCAGCAGGGTTCTACATCAGTGCTGCACTGAAACAAGCAAACTCTTTAGATTACTTAACATCTATTGAAAACATCAAATTCAAATCTAACATTCAAAGAATGGCAGGTTCAGGAGTAGTTGCTGATGCAACTTGTGACTTTACAGGAGCAGGTACTTTAGCGCTTACTGAAAAAGTATTAGAACCTAAGAACTTACAAATCAACTTAGACCTGTGCAAATCTACTTTACTTGACTCATGGGAAGCGTTACAAATGAGAGCAGGGGCAGGAGCACCACCACCTGCAAGCTTTGATGACTATGTAATTTCTTATATGGGAGAAATCATAGCACAAGCAACTGAAGAAAGTATTTGGGCAGGAACTGCTGTAGCAGGGAAATTCAATGGCTTCTCAGGAGCTGTAACAGGTCTTTTGTTACCGGGAGTTGATGGAACAGTTATTCAGTCAGCAGCTTCAGCAGCTTACACAACAGGTAACATTATTGCTAACTTACAAACTTTAACTTCTGATATGGCAACTAATGTTTCAGCTATCTTAAGAAAAGACGACTTACATATCTATATGAGTCCTAAAACTTATGCTTTATATGTATCAGCAGTATCTACTTTAGGATATGTTAACGCTTACAACATGAACGGAGACTATGCACCTGTATTTGAAGGGTACAAAATTGCTGTTTGTAATGGAATGTTAGACAACTCAGTAATTGCAGCAGAAAAATCTAATATGTTCTTTGGAACTGACTTACTTTCAGATGCTACTAGAATAACGCTCATGGACATGGCTGCTTTGGACGGAAGTGACAATATGAGATTAGTTGCACGTTACTCAGCAGGTGTTCAGACAGGAGTTGGAGCTGATATCGTAAGACAATCATAATAAATAAATAATACGGAAGGAGGGGGTAAAACCCTTCCTCCCTTAACCTAAAAAAACAAATAACATGGCTTGTACAGCACTAACAAAAGGTAGGGGACTCGACTGTAATAGAATCAGTGGAGGAGTAAAGTTTATATATTTCGGAGTTTACGACCAATTTACAGCACCAATAGACGGAACAGGAATAGTTGAAGCATCAGGAGAAGTTACTGATATTGAAATGGGTTCTAATGTTCTTTACAGATATTCTATGCCTTTGGGTGTGGCGTCGGTGACAGATACAATTGTTGGCTCTCGTGATAATGGAACTATCTATTACACACCAACAGCTCAGGTATTATTCAACAGACTTACAAAAGAAGACCAAAATCAGATTAAATTGCTAGGAGCAACTAAAGTTGTTATCTTTGCTCAATTAAATCAACAATTAGCTAACGGACACGACGTTATAATCTGTTTGGGTAGAGTTAACGGAATGGAATTAAATGCAGGTACTATGGACACAGGTGCTGCTTGGGGTGATAAGAATGGTTACACTCTTACATTTGATGGAATGGAAACAGAGCCGTTCCCAATGGTAGCAGATTACACTACAGTACCATTTGACAACTCAGCATTTACAATGGGAACAATAGTTACATCTTAGTAGTTTTCTTATATATTTCTTGATTAGGGTGGGCTTAGGCTCACCTTTTTCTTTTTATTACTAACTGAATACAAATAAATACAGACTTTTTCTATTATATAACAGACAAACTAACTATGATACAAGCAATAACTGAAACTGATTTAACTTTTTATCTACAGACTGAAGACAATCGTATAGATACTTCAGTAGCTTCTTCAAGTATTAGATACTTAGTTAAGTTTACAAATGACTTAGATAAGTCAATACAGTATGCTTATTCTGATGTTCATTTAGTTTACAATAGGTACACTAAGTTCAGTTATACTTATAACGCTACTCCTGACGTTTATACAGGTGCTGTAAACTTTAAACCTTCAGGTTATTGGAAATATGAAGTATATGAAGTTAGTTGGACAGGAGCAGTTGCTATAAGTTCAGGAAACGCTCCAATAAACGAGAATGATGTTTTGCCAATAGGACCTACACACGGAGTTGTTCAAGGATTGGTTACTAAAGGTAAAATGAACGTGTCAGAAAAAGACGGAACGCAGCAAGTTCAATACACACAAAGAGAAGCGCCAACAGAAACAAATTACATATATTACGGACAATAAAATAAAATAAAATGGCAATAGACAACGTACAACAATTATTAACTGAGCAACTAGGGAAAAATAGATGTGATGTTATTACAACTACAGCAATGACAGGTAAAGACTATTATGCAGTTTACTTTCCTGTAACTTCAATAGTTTCAAATCTTGAAGCAGCAAATGCAACAACAGCAACAGGAAGTGCTATAGCAAATCTTGAAACGACACTACCTGCCGGTACAAGTATTCTGCTTAACGTCACAGCAATAACTTTAACAAGTGGGATTGCTTTATGTTACTATGAACAAGTCATCTAATGTTAGCACTTAAATTAGGTCAATCTTTAGCAAGTAATACTGCTGCTACTATTAGTCCGAACAATTTTTCTATTCAAATAACAGGAACAGAGTTTGTTACTAATGATGCAGCAGCAGCTGCTGTCAATCCTGAAGTAGGGAGTATATCAGTTTGGACTAAAGTATCAACTATGAGTACATCAGGTTTCCTTTTTAAGGCAATATATGATAGTAACAATTTTATGCAATTATTTTACCATGCAGGAAATAATGAGATGCGTTTTGCTTATAAAGCAGGAGGTACTGTAAATACTGCACTATTCACAGATGCAATAGAGAATGACGGTAATTGGCATCATATATTTTGCACATGGGACCAAGATGTTAATGAACTTAAAATATATTTAGATGGTGTTTTAAAGCAGACTATCGCACAAACTTTAGGAACTTGGACAGATGCTCCTACTGCGTTTGATATAGGTCAAAATACAGCTGACGCGTCTTTTTACAAAGGATATATAAGTAACTTTGCTTTCTTTAATAATATAATTGATGTAAGTAAGGTGTTTAAGTCTAAGATGCAACCTCTTAATTTAACAGGAATGTCAGGTTTAGTAGGGTATTGGAAATTTAATGATGGTACAGGAACACAAGCTCACGACAGTTCAGGAAAGGGAAACAATGGAACTTTAGTTAATAGTCCTGCTTGGACAACAGACACTCCATAATATGAGAAAATATACAATAATAACACAATCAGAATTAGTTAATATGAATTTTAGCTTATTATTAACAACTTCAGAAGATACTGCTAGACCCAATTTGGATAAGTCAGAGTTTGTTGTTTCCTTTGAAGGTGATACTCCTTCTTTTTTAGAAGGAAAAACTATTTATACAAATTTAGAGTTATTTGAAATTTTAGAAAATATAAATAATAATTGGATAACAAAAGAAGAACTATGAAAGATACAATTTTAAGCATCAATTTAGAAACTTCAACTGCACCAATAGTACAGGAAGTAAGAGGGCGTGATTACATAGAGTATGGAACGGAAGATTGGAAAAACCTCTATCCTCGGTTCTTAATTGACCTTTACTATAATTCTAGTACACACGCTGCAATTGTTAATCAGACTGCCGAGATGATAGCAGGAGAAGACTTAGTAGCTGAAGAAGAAGATGCTATAAATTTAGAGGCTTATGTTAAACTAAAGAAGTTTCTAAGA